CCAAAGGCAGAAACATCAGAAGGATCAGTTGACGCTAAGTCACCTGTAGCTTCTAAGTAAGGAACTAGGATATGCAAGTACTATCAGAACACTTGACATTTGACCAAGCAAAGGTTGTTGTTGAGTCTTCAAACGAAGGCAAGGATCTGTACATGAAAGGTATTTGCATTCAAGGTAACGTAAAGAACGCAAACCAGAGAGTATATCCAACCTCCGAAATAAACAAAGCAGTTAGTAAAATATCCGATACAATCGCTGGGGGCCAAAGCGTCCTCGGCGAAGTTGATCATCCAGAGGATCTTAAAATTAATTTAGATAGAGTATCACACATGCTGACCAGCATGTACATGGATGGCCACAACGGGTATGGAAAATTAAAAATTTTACCTACACCAATGGGTAAACTTGTAGAAACAATGCTACAATCAGGCGTAAAACTAGGCGTATCATCAAGGGGATCAGGCAACGTAGACGAAACAACAGGTAATGTGTCCGACTTTGACATTATCACCGTAGATGTTGTGGCTCAACCATCAGCTCCAAATGCTTATCCAACTCCAATTTATGAAAGTCTTCTCAATATGAGACACGGACATAAGGTATTGGAAGTGGCCAAAGCAGTAAAAGAGGATGCAAGAGCACAGCGACATCTTAAAGATGGAGTGATCCAATTAATTAAGGATCTGAAAATAGGCTAAAGGAGACTAAACATGCTAGACATTATCAAACAACTCCTTGACAAAGACCTGGTAACAGAAGACACACGTGCTGAAATACAAGAAGCATGGGATCAGAAGATATCAGAAGTCAAAGAAGAAGCTAAGACAGAAGTTAGGGAAGAGTTTGCCAAGCGTTATGAACATGATAAGTCTGTAATGGTAGAAGCAATGGACCGCCTAGTTAACGAATCTCTCAAAAAAGAGATTGCTGAATTCGTAGAAGACAGAAAACAACTAGCGGCTCAAAGAGTGATGTACAAAAAAGGCGTCAAACCACACATGGAGATGCTACAAAAATTCATCACAAAGCAACTTGCCAACGAGATGGCCGAGTTACAAGCAGACAAAAAACAAATGGCAGAACAAGTCAAGACACTTGAAGCGTTTGTTACTTCATCTCTTGCTAAAGAACTTAATGAGTTCGAAACAGATAAGAGATCAGTTGTTGAAACTCGTGTGAAGCTAGTCAAAGAAGCAAAAGAAAAATTTGCTGAGATTAGAAACGCATTCATCAAGAAGGCAAGCAAAATTGTTGAACAGGTAGTTAGTGAGAATATCACAAAAGAAATGACTCAATTCAAAGAGGACATCAAAACTGCTCGTGAAAACAATTTTGGTAGAAAGATATTTGAAGCATAT